GAACCGTCCCTGTGTAATCCGCAAGGATAGGCCAAACGGCTAGCGTGTGAAAGACGTAACCCCCGCTTAATCGCGGGGGTTATTTTTTTATGCCGTTTTCTAGTTAGAGGCTATCAGCCTAGCCGCCTCAACTGGGCGCCCAAGAGGCGCCGGGGTTAACTACATTCGCTTCGCTCATATTGTACACATACCCAGTTGCTGATTGTCAAATCGAACCCAGCTGCGAATTCGTCGGCGTGTTGCGTTTGACACGCCACGCTTACCCATATGCTACATTTCAGCCATGTCAGATATACAAGTAGCACACCGTTCGTTCAGCTCGCTCACCTCATGGATTCGCTGTGGCAAAGCATGGCAACTAGAGCGTGACTTACAAGCACCGTCCGAGCCAGCATGGTGGTTCGTCGGTGGGTCTGCGTTTCACGCAGCAGCAGAGAAGTTTCTGCTCCATCAGTTTGAAAACTCCAAGACACCTCTCACAGATAAGCCACCATTCTAATGACAAAAGAATTTACCTTTTACAATCGCGTATGCCTCACCACCGGCTACAGCAAGCACACAGTACGCCTAGGATTTAGCATCGGCAAGTATGGTATCGACGCCGACTTCTTCTTCTTTTGGTTCTCGCTGGAGTGGTGATGGATGACATCGCTAACATTAAACCAACCACAGGTACGGAAGCCGACTATCGCGCTCTCGGCCCAATTCGAGTATGCCCATGCGGGTCAGACCTTTGGAGCGTCAAGTGTAAGTTTGACGATGACGGAGAAATCGGTATCTATTTCTTGGACATCAACTGTGCGCTATGTGGTAGCCTCGCCATCGCAGTCACGCCACCGCTAGGAGAATCACATGGGTAAAAAGCGCGCACAGATTATTAGCCAACAGGCATTCCAACAAGCCTTTGCTGAAACCGAAGTCGTCATGCGACTCGCCCTAGGAAAACAAATCCAGAAGCTTATTGACAATGAGCCTAACGAGATGGTTAAACTAGGACTTGAACATGCACGTAAAGTTGTAGCAGGAGAGGAAACGTATGACTTGGGATAAGGTTTGGGAAGAATCCTTCCTTGAACAAATTGCAGAAGTCGAAGCTAAGTCCAGCACCAATCCTACTGATTGGCGTGTGGGTGGACGCTCATCCAAAGCCAACCCTGATAAAGAGAACAAGGTGTGGTGGGATGAGAACGGCAAGCAGATGTTCTTCAACTTCATCAACGCTTGGCAGGAGTCAGGCTTTGAGTTATGGGTATCACCGGAAGGTGTGCCTGGAGTTGAAATCGGATTCAACAACTTCTTCGGTAGCGTCAACGTCAAAGCATTTGCCGACGCTGTTGTAGTGGCAGGCACTGAGATTGCTGTGGTAGACTTCAAGACCGGCAGTTACATGCCGGACTCATCGCTACAACTGGGAGTCTATGCCTCCATGATGGAGATGCAATTTGGTGTACGCCCAACCAAGGGTTACTATTACTCAGCTCGCAAGGCTCAGTTCGAAGAAGCCTCTGGCTTAGACCGTTGGACAATTCCTGTACTTACAGAGTTGTTCGAGCAGTTCGAGCGTGGCATTCAGAACAAAATTTTTCTACCTAACATCGGTATGTCATGTAGCACATGCGGAGTGAAGGACTATTGTTACGCCGTCGGCGGAGAGCTGGCACAGATTTACGACCCACTAGCAGAAATCAAATAAGGAGAAACACATGGCAGCACAAGCAAATACCAAGTTCCAAGTCAACTTCAAGTTGGCAGATGGAACACTCGTCAACGTCTATGCAGATGACTCAGCTGAGTTGGAAGCAGGACTTGCAACCATCCAAGACTCAGCAGCTCTCATCGGCGCTGTCTCTGGCTCATTGGCTAACGCCAGTGGCATCCGCAATGTGGTTGCTGGATTTAATGCAACACCAGTAGCACAAGCACCATCCGCTCCGTCAGCGGTTATTGAAGAAGGCCATTGCAAGCACGGCAAGCTCACCTATCGTGAGTCAAAGCCAGGCGATGCAAAGACATGGAAGGGTTGGTTCTGCCCATCACCAAAGGGCACTCCTGACCAGTGCGCTCCTAAGTTCCTTCGTTAGTATCTGATGCTGTCACTATCACAAGCGACAGCGAAAAGCACTAACGAATATCAGTTACTGCCAGACCTGTTTCCTTCACTAGCCAGTGAGGGAATCAGGTTTCGCAGGGGACAATTAACAATGATTGCCGGTCAACCAAACGCTGGCAAATCTTTAATCGCTCTCTGGATGGCAGTGCAGATGAAGGTGCCTACGCTGTACATATCCGCAGATACCGATGCTTACACAACAGCTATCCGTGCAGCTGCTATGGTTACCGGACACCAAGTGTCTTCTGTTGAGGAAGCATTTGCTACCGGTGAAGGTAGAGAATTTTACGCGTCTGAGCTAGCAAGCATTACGCATTTGCAGTTTGACTTTGCTCCATCACCCACACTTGATGAGGTTGACCTAGCCATCCGTGCATACGGTGAGGCGTATGGTGAATACCCACACATGATTATTGTGGACAACGCAATGAACGTTGTCTCCATGCATAACGATGAATGGTCCGGCCTTCGTGAGATAGCCAAAGCCATGCACCACATCGCCCGTGAGACAGACGCAGCTGTGCTGCTACTGCATCACACCTCAGAGAATGAAGGCAAGCCGGATGTCCCACCTAGCCGCAAGGCTATCCAGGGCAAGATTAGCCAGCTGCCTGAGATGATTCTTACCGTTGCTCTTGTGTCACACACCGGTGAGTTTAGAGTGGCGGCAGTGAAGAACCGCTTTGCTAAACACTCAGCCACTGGAGATAACTTCGTTACCTTACAGGCTGACCCAAGCCGCATGAGTATCTATTCAGACCGCACCGCCCAGTACGTGGCAGATAGTTGGAGGGCAATGCAATGACTTTCAAAGAAGGGCTAGACTATTTCAACGGGCAGGTTGGTACGCTCAATATGTATGACACCACCAACACTGACGAGGAAAAATTTTTTGCAAAAAAATATTTGGTTAAGCGCGGAGCGCATGACATCTGTGAGATACTAGGACTATGAAGCAGTCAGATGCCATTAGGTTTGAAATCCTGCACATGTGCAAATGCGATGACTGCCTTAACGCAAAGCTCGATAAGTTCAAGGAAGCTGTGGAGAAGGAGCTGAAGTGAGCGATACGTTTTATTACATCTATTCAAAAGACGAATGCGGCGTATGGTTCTGTCAACCAGTAAGGAAGTCCGATGAGTACATACGGTAAGCGCAAAGGCTCTGCTTTTGAGACAGGCATTCTCAAATTCCTGCGTAGCAAAGGCTTAGCATCCGAAAGGTTACGCCTCGCAGGCAAGGACGACGAAGGTGACATCGTATGTATCGTTGCAGGTGCGCCGTATATCTTTGAGCTAAAGGCAACAGCCAAGATGGACCTGCCGCAGTTCTGGCGTGAGGCTACCACTGAGGCATTTAACTATGCCAAAGCGCGTAACTTAGATGTTACGCCACCAGCCTATGTCATCGTCAAGCGCCGCATGGCGGGGCTAGACCAGTCGTGGGTTATTCAAGATTTGAACCAGTGGTTGAAGGTAACCGGTGGTATCGAAGCCTGACCTTGCTGCCGTGCTTGAGCATTACGGCATCAACGTATTGGACAGGCATGGTTGGGTGCCATGCAAGTGCGTTATCCATGATGACACCATGGCTAGTGCAGCATATAACCTTGATAGTCAGGCATACAACTGCCTAGTCTGTCAGGTTCTCGGAGATGTATACACATTAGTGCAAGCTAAAGAAGGGCTAGATTTCAAAGATGCTAAACGAAAAGCAGAGAGCATTGCTCACGGACGCAGCAAGCAAATACGCCAGCAGTCTAACTCCACAGGCAGCCTCTTACCTGGCGGCACGAGGCATAACACAGGAAGTCGCGCATACGTTCCAGCTTGGAAGCGTCGTGGAGCCTAGTGCTGGACATGAGCATGCCGTTAACAGATTATCTATTCCGTACCTTACACCAGCCGGTGTTGTGGGAATTAAGTTCAGGAGCGTAGATGAGTCAACTCCAAAATACCTCTGGCCTACCGGTCAGAAGATTGGGCTATATAACGTACTTGATTTGCATAAGCACAGCGATACGATTGCCATTTGCGAGGGCGAGATTGACACTATTGTGGCATCGGGTATCGTGGGAATACCTGCGGTTGGAGTTGCTGGAGTCAGCCAATGGAAACCGTGGTTTCCTAAACTCTTTGAATCGTATTCTCGCATCCTTATATTTGCGGATAACGACGTCAAAGAAGATGGAAGAAACCCTGGCCAAGAGCTGGCCAAGCGAATCAAAGAAGACTTGGACAAAGCGGAAATAGTCCACCTTCCCGACAATATGGACACCAATGAGGTATACTTACAGTATGGCCCTGATTGGTTCACCGAGAGGATAGCGGCGTGACAACCATCGCAGCGATTCAAGGCCCTGACTGGGTAGTAGTCGGGGCTGATTCGCAATCCTCTGATACTGATGGCTTTGCTATCAACATACCCGGCGGTAAAGTATTTAAGAATAGCAACCTAGTCTTTGCCGGTGCTGGTGCGGTACGAGGTATTAACCTGCTGCAACACGACTTCGTACCACCAGTGGTAAACACCAAAGACATTGATAAGTATGTCACTCGCCAGCTTATCCCTGCTATACGCCGCACTTTTGCCGAGGCAGGCTATGAAGTAAACAAGGGTGACTCATCAGTAGAGAATGACAACATCTGGATTGTCGTTGTCAAGGGTGAGGTATACCGCATCGACGAGGATTACTCATGGGAGCGTACAGTTAACAACCTGTATGTCGCAGGCAGTGGCGAGCAGTTTGCTCTCGGCGCTATGGATGCGCTGACAGGTGGCTTGCTAGTGGATGACTTAGCCAAAGCCAAGAAGATTGTTACCAAGGCTATCCAAACAGCCAGTAAGTACGATACATCCACCGGTGGCAAGATAACCATTACGGTAGTGCAGGAGAACAAATGACACCGGAGATGTCAGACTTTGACTTAGACTTTTCGTATGGGCACGAGGGCGAGCAGCTCGTCAATGACATCCTCACTGGCGGGCTGACCGTAGAAGTTAAGCGCGATAGGCGCTGGGTGCAAACCGGTAACATCTACATTGAGACTGCCTTCTACTCACGGGCTACACACAACTGGGTGGAGTCAGGCTTGATGAAGACTAAAGCAGACCGCTGGGCATTCGTGCTTGAACAGCTGGTCATCATCGCCACCACCAATGATTTGAAGGAAGCTATTAACCGTTACGGCAGACCCATCAGCAATGAAAAGGAACCTAACCCAAGCAAGGGATTCCTGATTACCGTTGATGACATTATGTCGGTGCAGCGTGGCCGCTGACCCAACGTTTATCTACGGCCCCAAGGATGGGGCGCAGGTGCCGCCTGTATTCTGGGCGCTAGATACTATTGAGTTGGTACAACACATGGAGAATGGCACTGACCTGATATACTTTTACCAGCTCGATGAAGAGACAAAGAATTATATATACCAAGGGCAAGCGGAAGGATAGGGATATGAGTGAGTCAAGAGGACATCAATTTAGCTATAACGATGTTGATACAGAACGGCTTTTTAATTCAGAGCGTAGACTTACAGAGACAGCAGATTACAATTACCCTGCCTCCCACAAGAAATTCTGTGCCGACGTCTGGGACATAATGGATGAGCTGGGTAACTTGCTTATTACTAAGCAGTTGGACTACGGCCCCGGCAATATCAACAACGCACACGGTGGTCCCATCAACGGCTTGATGGTACGCATTGGCGATAAGTTTGAGCGACTCAAAAACCTGCTCAAGAAGCAACAGATTAAGCCACAACACGAACCAATTGAAGATTCATTCAAAGACTTAGCTAACTACGGAGTCATCGGCTTGATGATTCAGAGAGGCCTGTGGCCAAAGGAATGAAAACCATTGTAGTTGTGTCTGATTTACAAGCCCCCTATCATGACGTCGGTGCAACCGACACACTAGCAAAGTTTATTAAAGCATACAAGCCAGATGAGGTGGTATCAGTTGGAGACGAAATCGACTTTCCGCAAATCAGCCGTTGGGAAGAAGGCTACGGCGGCGAGTGGAAATACGACATCGGAAAGCACAGAGATATTACCGTCCGACTACTTGAGTCACTTAATATCAAACATATCAGTCGGTCAAACCACAGTGACAGACTGTATAACAAGCTTAGAGCTAAAGCCCCAGGGTTGCTCGGCTTACCTGAGTTGGAGATTGAGAAGTTTCTCAAGCTTGACGACCTTGGAATTACA